TAAACGTAAATTCCTCACCAAATCTAGTAATAAGTGCTTCTGCTGATTTCGTTATAGGTGAATAGTTATAACCTGCATGTGCCATGATTATGCACGCATGACTGTGTTAGGTGATTGTACTAACTTTCTTAACGCTCTTGTTAATGCGGGTGTCTGTCTTTGCTGTCCTGCAGTATCCTTATAAGTAATAGATATAACATCGACGCTTTCACTGACAACTTGCCTATCAATTGGGTCTTGCTTGCTGTCACCATCTATAACTGTTTTAACGGCCTCATATACTGCCACTTTAAGTTCGTCTGGTATTGTGCTTGCATCTAGTCCAAAGCCATCAATAACTACGTTAACTCTTGGCCACTGTAATGCTTGTGTCTCTGTTTCCTTAAATCCTATAAAGCTTAAGTCCTCAATGTAATCCATTGCACGCAAGATATATGCATTAACATGACTGTCACTACTGTACGTGATTAATCTTGCATCTGCCCAAACCTTAAACTCTGCTAGGCTAACATATGTATTAGCATTTGCAACGCGACTTCCATCTTCAACAATAAGTGTCATTGTCTAAGCCTTTTCGTAACCGCCTGAGCGATAGTTTTCTACTTCTGTGGGATGTACGTCTGCAAACTTGCCGTCTGGTCGTACCATTTTAACTGTTTTAGCCACTTTGGGCTTGGCAATCTTCTTTGCGGGTTTCTTCTTAAGTGCCATTTTATTTACCTCGCTATGTTATGTGTGAATAAAGGGACGGCAAATGCCGCCCCCTGTCATCAGTCTCGACTAACCGAGTAGTGTTGCTATGAAGTCTGGCTTCCAAGCTTTTACACCCCAAGCAACGGCAACTTCAATCATTGCCTTGCGATATCCTTTGTACATACGTACTTCGAATACCATCCCTGAGTGTGGGTCTTGCACTAAGATAGCGTCATCTGCAGTGTCACCGCCTTCTGGAACAGCAGGTGCCCTAACAGCTAATTCTAACGCACGTCTGTGCATTGCAATGTTTGCTGTATATGAGTTTCCGACTGTGATAGCGGCATTGTCTGCAGCGGCTGAACGTAGTCCAGTGTTACCGATTGTGAATGAGCCACCAGATAGTGCAGTGTTAACGCAATACTTATTGCTGTCACCATTGATTGTAATGATGTCGCCTTTAAGGATTGTACCTGAGCCACCATCTGCAGCAATTGATGTATCGCCAATAGCTGAGCTAGCGTCGTTTACAAGATAGCTAGTGCCAGTGCCTTTAGTATGTGACTGCACTTGTGCGCTCTCACGCATTGCTAACCCTTGTAGGTCAAGTAATACACCTTGTCTTAGCAAATCACTAGAACCTGCGTCTGAAACGCTTTGTAGTGTAGCTAACTGACGTAGGTTTGTACCTGCGACTGAGTTCATAATAAGTGAACACTGTCCGTCATTTGATGGCATACCATTATCAACTAAGATTTGACGTATTTCAGCTACGTCACCAAAGTTAGAACCGAATGGTGTAGTTCCTGCTGTACCAAATGCACGTGAAGCGTTCTTATAAGCTTCTGTTGCAAGGTCTACTTCAATCTCATTTGATAGTGTACGCATTGCCTGTACGAGTTGGTCGCCATAAACAGTCTCAAAACCAATACCATTGTTAAGATGTCTTACATCTTCTCCAGTGTAAGGGATTTGCACTGCACGTGACTTAGAGATTGATAGTGTTTTGCTATCTACTGTTTGGTCTGTTCCTTCTGGAATAGTCATGCTCTCTGCTACGTCAACAGCTGATGCTTCACGTGTGAATGATGCTCGAACTGTATCGCCTTTAGCAACTCTCTCTGAGCCGTCTGCGTTGATTGTTGATGCAGGGATAAAGCCTACTAGCTCTCTACCTACGACGTCTGCAGCCTTATATATATCAGCCGCCAAGTTTGTTAATACGTTAGCCATTTGCGGCCTCCTATGTTAAATTAATCGTTAGTTATTTTGCCGCCTGACTTGATATAATGCGCTCTTTGACCTTGTGACATGCCATCGAAGTCATTACGACTTATCTCTTTACCACGCTCGGCACTACCTTGCGCTCTTGTGGCACTGCCACCTGATGATTGTGAACCATCAACTAAAAAGGGATAATTAGTTTTTATAGAACCTGTTAAGTCCTCCAGCGTTGATACAGTTAATGCACCAGACTGGTCTGTCACCCTTAGTTCGCCATCAACAATAGTAAGCCTCTGGCTTATCTGCTGCTGTAACAATTCTGCTCTGCCTGTGTCCTTAGTTAGTCCACTTGCAATCTTACCTGCTTCACCACTAATACGACTTCGCGTTATATCAGTGTTCATTTTCTCAATTGTCCCACGCAACGTATCGGCTTCTGCCTTTTGCGCTTCGAACAACTGCTTATAATCGTTCTCTGCCTGAGCCTTACTTTCGGCTTGGGCTTTTGCTTCGGCTTGAGCTTGCTCACGCTCCTGTTGCGCTCGCTTTTTCTCACCTAATAATTCGTCTACTTTAGACTTCAATCCTTTTGTTTCGTCGTCTAGTCTATTCTTTATAGCCTGATTTACCTTTTCCGACAAAGCATTTTTTACATCGTCCTCTAGCTCAATTCCTTCAAATAGTTCATTAGTCATGCTGTAACCTCCAGTTTGTTAGCATTATGTGGCTCTGCCACGATTAGTATTCTACCCCAATAGTTTCTGGGTCTGTTTCTATATAAGGCACATTAGTATCAATTGCATCTAAAAACTCCTCTATAAACCACTCTTTTGGTTCTGACCAATTTGCTCCATATATTATTGGCTCATAGCCAAATTTATCTTTGTGCAATAAGACTGCTTCGTCATATGTTGTTTTTATATTTGCCATTTTATCTCCTCATCAATAATATTTTAGATAGTCCTCTAATATGTCCTCAAATGCCTTAAATAAATTAGGGAACATTTTACGTGCCTTCCTTGCAGCAGGGGTATTGTTTTTATGTAATGCCCATAATTGTGCGAATACTTCTTTTTCTTTCATGCCTTTAATTCTAAAATACCTTACACCATGCCCACTATGTGTTCGACTATGGAACTGCCCTAAGCTCATTGCGTCTAGTATGTCATCAATTGCGCCCCAACCATAACCAGTATACTCATCTCTTTTCTTAAATGTACGATAACCAGCACGCTGACTAGCAACTTCCTTCCATGTTTCTTTCTGCCAAGCTTTACCAAAAGCAGTTTTCTCACTTTTATTTTTCCAAAGTGCTTTACGGTCACTTTTAAATGCTTCTATAAATCGTTTATCCATCATTGATACGTAGTATCTTGTGTCAAGGTTACTTATGCTATCATCTAGTTTATGTTTATCCATAAAGACTGTTTTATTTCTACTTAATATTCCCTTTTTGTAGCCAGCAATGCTTCTTTCTCTAGCTGCTCTCCCTATCATATCGTCAATAAAGTGACCATACTCATGCGTCATAACTGCCTTGCTTTTGTCTAATGTCCCTTGTTTTATGTTAATTAAACTGTCATTACGATTATAAAAGCCACCCTTTTTACCTAAATTAAATGCCTTCAACTTAGGTGCTTTAGCTGCGACCTGTGCAGTCAATGTTGATAGGTTTGGTAATAACGCATTATACATATCTTTCTTTATCTTATCGTCTACACGTGTCTCCTCGAATAACTCTTTTAATACCTTCTCTATAGGCGTTGCTTTAGGTGTTACAACAGCTGCTTGTACTACTTGAGCTAATGGCACGCCTCCAGCTCCTCCAGTGCCACCCATGCTGCGCTCTAATGCACGTAATTGCGCTAAGCTTAATGGTCTGCCATTTGCATCAACAAACTTATCTAGTTTAACCTTACCTGACCTAAATATACTGGCTTTGCCCTTGCCTAACACTTCGTCCTGAAATGCTTTAGGCTGCGTCCTGAGCCACTTTGCATAATTTGTGTCGTCACTAACCAGCTTAGCCTTGTTATCAGCTCCTACGCTCGGCCTAGTGCCTTTAACGTCCCTTCCTAAGTTAAATTCTGGCTTTACTATATAACTTATAGTGCTTCTGCAGTTAAAGTGTGCTGGTGGCTTCGGGTTCTTCTTTAAGTCCTTAAATATCTTACCATCCAAGCCCATACAGATAAGACTGGTGAAGCTGTCCAGTGTGGCAACCCATTTGTAGTGGCTAATGACGTCGCTGTTCTCACGCATAGTAGTCGTCCTAGCTACTGTGCTAACGCGATTGATTATAGTCCTAGCTAATGTGGCTGCTTGTCTGCGCTGCGTCATACCTATTGCGACAATTGCTTTGGTTATATTACTTGTTGTGCTTCCTTTTATAATGCCGTCGCGTATCTGCTGTATTATCTGCGTCTGTTTCTTAGTGTCAAAGTTCCTGAGTGCATTAGCTATTGTATAACCCTTGTTCGGCTCCAGCTGCATAACATCAGTAAACATTGCAGCCTCTAACAGCTGGGAACTGGGCAAGGTAAAATTGGCATAGTTACCGACGTTCTGTCTTAGCAGCTCAGTGTTAAACTCTGCCTCATAGTTAGCAAAGTCTATTATCTCGCTATATAACTTAGCCTGATAGTCATCTGACAGACGTGTCATGTAGTTCTGCATGTCTGTTAACTGTGCTGATAGTCGTGCTTGCGTGTATACTGTGTTGTCACCACGTCCTAGCTCACTGCTTATACCTCGTATCAGTCTCCTTATGTAAGCCTCAGCCTCACGCTCACGACCTTTTGCATATCGTTGCACGAATATCTGATGCCTTATAAATGCACTTTCTAGCGTATCATTAACGCTCATAAGCTATTTCTTTTTGTATTGCCTTGGCTTTGCTTTAGTCTTGCTTGGCTTTGCTTTAGCTTTGCTAGCTGTCTTACTTTTGTTTTTATACGGCATAATTCCTCACCATTTTTCCTTCGCTGACCAGTATGCTGCGCTCATTTTACCTTTTGCTATGTTCTTAGCATGTCTTGCCTTAAAGCTTGCTCTACGTGCCTTAGATGCCTTGCTTTCACCCTTTCTAGCTGGTGAACCCTTAACACCTTGCTGTCCAAATCGTATTATCTTTTCCTTGCCACCTTCACATGCTTTTACGACGTGTGATTTGGTTGCATGACTAGGTGTACGTTTCGGTGTGTTACACTTCATTTTAGACTTATCGATTTGCTTAGCCATGTTTCTACTCCAGTGGTGACAAGTCACCTAGCTCATCACGCACATCATCTAGTGTGCGCTCTGCATCAATTAGGCCACCTGATTTAAGTCTGTCAAATATATCTTGGCTACTAACTATCTGTCTGTCCAACAATGTCACTAGGCTCATTATTGTTTGTGGGTCAACGGACTTATCGTAAAACTCTCTATTGATTGTAAATACGCAGTCATCAGTTGGTGCACCCATATACTCACCACACCAATATATACATGTCTTAATAGCTGATGATAAGTTACCAACTATATCACCAAGCACGCTGTTCTCTGATGCAAAGCGTATTCTAGCCCCTTCAGCTGTCTCATTGCTTCCCCTGTCGGTTATTATACGCGCACCAATGGCAACCATTTGCTGCTCTTTAGCGTTCATAGCTTCCATGACAAGATTATTAGGGTTTGCTTGCAGTAGATTAGCACTACCAGTCTCGCCTAATACATGTCCAGCACGACTGCCTATCTTTATGCCCTCTGGGTTATACTCGCTCCATTGCTCTTGTGTTAGGCTGTGCGTGATAAATAGCGTTGGTTGACCTGTAATAAAGCAACTCTCCTCATAATCAGCTGAGTTTCTGTAGTGCGCCATATTTACATCCGCTATATCTGATAGTGGTGCATCGTCAATTGTAGGGTCATTGTTTTGGCTGCCAACAAAAACAGCTGGGATATAATCAAATGTGCTGCCATCTGATTTACGTGGATAATACATTTCAGTGTAGGGTTTGTGGTCACGATATAACTGCTGGCTATAACCTTGGTCGTCCAGTCTCATAACCCTGTATTGCGTTTTGGTTTCGTGACTAAACTCATCACTGTTCTCTAGGTATGGCTCTGCCGTTACCACAAGTGTCAATACATTACGTCCAGCGACAACATCTGTTTTCCAGTTGATAACAGCTTCAGCTGCATAAGGCACGATAGATGCACGCATATCATATAGCTGCACTTCCTCTGCTGATAAGCCTTCGTCTGCAGTAGGATAATCAACCAGCAACATTGTTCTACCTGTTTCTAGTAAGTTACTCAGCTCATCTTTAGCTAATTGCTCCAGTGATAGCCCATCACCTGTTGCGTCCTCTATTAAGTATTGTAGGGCTTCTGGCAGCTCTATTATTGGTGCTTTCCTAAATGCTGCGCCAACTAGGGCGTTCTTTGTTCGTCCTGTGTAGTTAGTAAATACCGCACGATTTATATATTGCTTGTATCTAACGCTATCAATTCCTCTAGGGTTTGTGTCTGCATCTGGGACTGGTAGATATTGTGCTTTCTTGTCTTTGACTGCCACTGAGCCTCTCACTGCATCACGTGTCTTTATCCAGACGTTTTTGTATAGGTCGTATGTTGGGTTAGTTGTATCGACTGGCATAATGGAACCTCTTTTTCATTTGTTTAGCACAAATCGTTAATTAGTGAAAGTAAAGTCTACCTTAGCCACTGGTCTGACTATCGGGAACTCATATGCTATTGGATATGTTGTTGCATCGTTCTGATGGTCTGTGCCACTGGTCTTATCGGGTTCGCCGTTCTTGTATGCTTGCTGCTCTAAGCACTCAGCTGTTGTCGGGCAAGCACTATCATTTATCTTAACAAACCCTTGGTCAAACGCTCTGTTAGCTGCCATCACCCTGTCACGCACTCTGGGATTGCTTGGCTTAGCACGTATAACAAACCCTGCTTGCTGCAGTAAGCTTATATCACTAACGCTTGCGTTGTTAGTGCTGCGTCCTCTGCCTGATGCGTCTGGATACATATAAATCTTATGGTCATTGTACTTTGATTTAATAATATCAATCATATCTGGCGTATCATACATATCAACCAGCTCATCAACAGCGTGCCATGTCTTGCCCCTGAGCACGTAAATGGTGGCTGCTTGCTTAGTTACGTTAAAGTCGCAACCAATAAACAATGGCTCCCTATCAGTAACAACCTCATGCGACCTACATGCAGCTCTGTCATAGCTGTTGTAAACTGTCCCTGAGTTAAGATTAACAAACTGTCCTTCTAGGTATGCTGCAAGCAGCTGTGGTGAATAAGTCTCACGTAATCTATCTATGTAATCAGCTGGCAGGTTCTTTGCATTGCTCGACGTTGGTGCAGTGATTAGCTCATAGCTTGGACTAGGGTTCTTTTTCCAGCGTTCGTATACAAAGCCAAAGCCCTCTGGTGTAGTTCCTACTGCAACTGTATTGATGCCTATTGGCAATTTCTGCCTGTTTCTAGCTATTATCTGCTCCCAACATCGCTGAGCCTTTAATTTTGGCAAAGTGTCTAACTCATCTACGTAAGAATGGCTACATTCGTAGCCAACTATGCGCTCTGGTCTATCTAATGTCCTAAATATAATTCGCTTACCTAATACTTCAATGAAGTTACCTTGTGCATTTAACCTGTAAGGTATATTGCAGCTGCTAAGCAATTCACGCCAGCGTGGGTAGCAAATATCCCTAATTAATTGGTA